CGCCGTCCGTCTGCAGGTCAATCGCATAATTGACCGAGTAACCCACCAGATCGCCGTCGTCCTCCTGTTTGAAAAGCGAGGGCCATTTCAGACGCAGGCGAACTGCTGAAAGCTGCGTATTGGTAAAGGTGCGCGTCCATGCTGTAGCGCTTGATACCTCAGTTCCCACGCTGATTTCGTTTTCGGTACCGGGAATACCCTGAATATATTTTTGCGCCTGCGTTCCCGCGCGAAACTCCCACGTCACGCCGCTGAAGTTTTGGGAGCCGTCAGCATTTTCCAGGGCCGTTCCGTCCAGGTAGATATCTTTTCCGGTTAGCTGCCCTGCAAACTCCCCTTCCCCAAGGGCAACAAGGATTTTTGCCTTCGCTACAGATTGCAGATCATCAGGCTGTTCGGTAGGAGTTCGGGAACTTGAGCTGCCGCCCTTGCGGCCCTTTAAAACTTTTTCTGTAGCCATATTGCGCCCATAAAAAAAGCCACCCGGAGGTGGCCAGAAAAAAGGTTAGTTATCTACTGCTGATCTTCGACATAAATTCCGGCAGAAATAATCGCTCCGCCTATCCGCCGGCGGCCATATAGGAGCGGTACTGGATAGCCTTGCGCAGCGGTGTTTGTTACACCACCGAATGCGTAGGAGGCGCGGTTATCTGCGCTTTGTTTGCTTGCCAGACCTGCAGGTTGAGGAGATAGCATTTGGACAACACCTCCCAGCATCATGGCTGCACCGAATTTCGCAGCCCCGTACCCCACCGCTGATAGAGTGCCGCCTGAGAAATAGCCAATGGCTACCCCAACAACGACGAGCACGGCACCAAGAATTGTCTGTAATACCCCGGCTTTTTTACTTCCGATTACCACCGGGACAATTCGAATGACTTCACCGGTTACCGGAAAACCAAAATCATCCTTTCCGATATTTTTTTTATCTTTAAAGACGGCGTAAGTCAGGCCCCTTGCTTTGCTGGTGATCAGGAATTTCTCAAGCCCGTTTATAGTTTTTGTAAGAGAGTTGATCGCCTCAGCGGTTGTGCGTATTAATCGATGGTGAACCTTTCCATAGGTTTTACCCAAAACACCGCCGAGTTCGATTCGGGTCATGACCTCTGACATTTTATTTCTCCATAAAAAAGCCACCCGAAGGTGGCTTAGCTTATTTTTAACTTTTCAAAGGCATGATCTGGCAGCCGTAGCCCAGTGATCGTTCCATCCTTTCGCGACGGCGTAAACTTTAACATCGCTTCCGCCTGCTTCTGATTTATCGATATTCACCACTGAAAGGGCCCCGAAAATATCGTCTGATGCTGTTATTTTGTAACCTGACTCAGTTGGTATGCTGGAACTTGAAGATCGAAGCTCCACCCATTTAGGGGCCAGGCATCTGTTAACCTGATCTGCGCTCTTTGACGTGTGCTCAGAAAGAATAGGCTTTTGGGATTCGAGGGAGTTTACAGAGCAGCCAGCCAAACCAATAACTAGCACCAAGAATAGCTTTTTCATTTTCATGCTCCTTTGAAATTTCGTAAAGGTTAGCATAGAGATCTGTGACGTAGAATCTTCATCGTCCTTTCCTGCCAGTAGCCACCATACGGCACGCGCTGGCTCAGATGTCCGTACAGGTGGTGCAGCAGCATATTTCCCTCCAGTAGAATTCCCGCATGATTCCACTTATCAGCCTGGACCTGCATGATCACCATATCGCCGGGTTTCGGGGGCCCGTCGAATTCACGGAATCCGCACTCATACCAGCAATCCTGATAGAAGTTGTCCGGATAGTCGTTTTCCCACCAGGGATAATCCACCCGGTAATCGTGGAGCTCGATACCGTGCGTTTGCCGGAAATAGCTCATTACCAGCCCCCAGCAGTCAAAGTGACCAAGAACAAACGGGCGCTCCAGCAGCGGCAGTTCTCCACGCGGCTGGATAGTACGTAAATCCCCCTCCGGCCAGCTCACGATGTGCCAGGGTAGAAGCGTTGCATCGCATTGCGCTTTATCCAGTTCGCTTGGTTGCGTCGTGGCATCAGGGTGACTGTGAACGATGGCGATCACAGTTCCCCAGTCTTCAGCTGATGCGTAATCTTCCGGACAAAGGACAAAATTGTCCTCTGGCGCCGCAGCAAGATTACGGCACGGGAAATAACGTTCAACACGGCTTTTCTGCGCCACCACGCCGCAACACTCGCGAGGATACTCAGCTGCAGCATGAGCCATAATCGCATCGATGGTTTTCTGACGCATATCAGCTCCTGATCAAAGACGTGCCAGGGAACCCACCGAACGGCAGTTCGTTGCCGTCTCCATGCCGGAGCTTACAGGCCGTAAGCGTGCCGGGGCATTCATCTAGCGACGGATCGCTTACCGGGTTGTTGTTTTTATCGAAATAGCGGGTGCCGGCATAGTCGCAGCCGTCGCCGGTACGATATTTATTCCGGATGCACCAGGTACACAGGGAATGAAGCTGTCGCGTCGGGATCATTTGCCCCTGCAGGTCCATCGGGCTGGACAGAACAAATTCAACGGTTTCACCGGCAAGCTCGCCCGTTTTCCCGTCGATATACCAGACCTGCAGCTTTTCCTGAGTCGGGTCTGCTGTGGGGTTGCCGTCCGCGAAATTTCTGGCATCGAGATATTTCTCTTTTGTGTCGTGAATAGTGACTTTCGCCTGCAGCAGATCGTCATAGGCAAGACACAGGGCAGAAATAGAGCTTTCGATGTTCGCAACCGTCAGTGATGGCGTTGCATTGCTCCCACTGGTTGATTTTTCCAGGCCTTCCAGCTGATACGGCCAGGCGGCGTATTCATTTCCCTGCCACCAGATTGGTTTCGCCGGAAGCTTGGACTCATCCCCACCAGCGGCGATGATTTCCGCTTCCGTGTGGGGAATGCTGTAATTGTGAAAGCGGAGAACGTCCGTTAGCCCAAAGGAAGAACCGTCCACCTCAATCAGACGAACATCGTTTCCGGATTCCAGCTTCTGATAATCTGCGTTTAAGCTCATGGTTTAAATGCCTGGATGAATGTTGCTTCAAGGTTGAATTTCCCCGCGCCAAGCCCGGTGGGTTTATACGTTTCGCAACGATACAAACCCAAAGGTTCGAGCGGTGGCTTCCATTGAAAGGCTTTCGTTCCTTCATGCCTGTCGAGAAAAGATTTAATGGCAGAAATGTAGGTTTCGTTGCCAGTGAAGTTAAGCGTCCACTGCTGAGTTCTGGTGTTCAATCCATCCCCTGAAACCTGCTCATATCCATCGCCAAATTGGGCTTTCCTGACGCGGAAACTTGTATCAGCCTCAGCGTTAATTCGTGGGCACCAGGTGAAAGTTTCAATGGCCATAATTATCGGGTTCCTTTCATTGCGTTCCAGATGTCGCCGCCGGGACGAATGTCACGCATCACATTCTGCTTATAACGTCGATCAACAAATTCCCCGACCTCGGCACCAAATTGCTCAAGGCCTGGCGAGGCCTGAGTTTGAGTGTTGCCGTTACCATCGATGGTGATATAAACCTGTGGCGCCGACGATACGGACTGACCTCCGCCACCTCCGACCGCACGAACGCCGAGAGAACCATCAGCGGCGCGCGTAAGCGGCATAATGGCTTCCGGACCAGCCTCGGCAAAAACCCCTGCGCCTTTGGCAAAAGCAAACAGCTGAGGCGTCTGGAAAACGCCATTGCTGTAAGCGCTCAGGGACGGAGAGTCGTAAACATTACCCTTCGCATTAAAGGTAAAGTTCGCGCCAGCATTCTGAATAGCGGTACCGCTGCTGGCGGTTGCGGCTGACGAGGCACCAAAACTGAACAGTGATCCAATTGAGCTGACGCCATTAGCAACAGCCATGTTCACCAGAACGTTCTGGATAATCTTCAGTACGCTCACGCCCCAGTCCTTCCAGCTGTCAACGTTGCCATTGAGCATGTCGGTGATCGTGGTGACCGCGCCACCCATGGCCTGCTTCATGCCGTCAGCGGCCATGGAAGAATAATCAGTAGCTTCGTCCACCCAGTTCGCATAACCCTCAGACAGTCCCGTCATCCAGTCGTCACGCTGCGCATCAGAAGCTGCGTAATATCCCTCCTGGTCGCGCAGGCGCTCTTCGAGGTAGCGCTTATTAAGTGCCAGCCCATGCTGATAGAACGTCTCGTCGATTTCACCAGCCTGACGCTGGCGGAGAAGATCGGTATTCTTCTGCTCAAACTCCTTACGCAGATTGAACTGCTCCTGAAGTCTTTCACGGAACCTGGTTCCCTGCCCGTAGCCCAGCAGTTGCGCTTCATTGGCTGCGCGGGCGCTTGCGTTACTGTCAGCAAGGTTGGCTTCGTAATTTCGCAGTTGCTCACGTAATTTAACCTGGTCAATCAGCGCAGCATTCTGCAATACCGTCTTTTTCTGGGCTTCTGTCAGAGAAGCAAGTTCGCCTTGGCTGACCTGGTATTTAACCTTCGCCAGTTCAGTATTCTGGCCTTGCAGGGCAATCTGCTCTTTTTGCTGCTTGATAAGGCGCTTATACACATCCTCGGTTTTCTCGCCTTCGGTTTTACCGCCCTTCGCCTTAGGTTTGTTGGCCTCATTATTCCGCCATTCAGCAAGACCGTTATTAATCAACTCCTGACGGCCTGTCTGGAATTGCGGATCACTGGTTAACCCCAGGTCATCGGCTGCATAACTCAGTCTCAGGCGCTCTTTTGCTTCACCCTTCAGGCGTGACAACTCCAGATCCCGGCGGCTCTTTTCGAGGGCATCGGTTTGTTTTTTGTCGAGGTCGGCCTGAGGGAGTCTGAGCGGGACGTTAGCCAGCCCTTGCCGGGCCATAAGGAGTTGGTTACCCAGACCGAGCAATCGATTAAGTTCATCGTGCTGCCCATTCATCAACAGAAGTGATTGATAAGCCCGGTTCTGATTTGCCGCCTCCTCCCGAATTAACGTCACACGCCGATGCTCAAGACCTTCAAGAACCTGTTGGATAGATGCAGATTTCTCCTGCATCTGAGCAAGTCTTTCCTGCTCAACAGATAACTGTTCAGTGGCTGTAGCCAGTCCACGGGTCACGGTATCCAAAGATGTCAGGTGGTTAATCATGAAACCACCGCTGGTCGTTGGACCGGGATTACTGATCACTGACTGATAACCAGCTATCTGCTCTTTCAGATTTTCGATCTTGCTCTTTTGTTCATCTATCAGCCTGTTCTGCTCATTCAATGCTGCGCGCGTCTTCTCAGCATTGTCTGAAGCTTCAGGCAAAGACATTGCCTTCGACTTTTTACTGACTTCATCAATCGTGGTGGCGTATTCCTGCGCCGAACGACGGGCCTGCTCCTGATTCTGATACATCGCATACCAGGCTCCTGCTCCCAGCATCACCAGACCCGGCACGCCGCCAATCAGGCCAAGCGCACCACTCATCAGGCGAGTACCAACTGATGTTACATTGTTGAGATTTCGCTGGGTGGAGACGCGATTTGCCAGATTCCTGTCTCTGGCCGCCTCCGCAGAAGCCAGTCGTCTTTCAGCAATAGCCTGAGCGTCGGCATTTTTTGCAGCCACCAGACCTGCCTGCGCACGCTCAAGCGCAGTTCTGGCCCTGACTTTTTCTGTGGCGGTGCCACTTGCAAGAGCGGTATTCAGCCTGGCTTGAGCTGCTGTAACTTTTGCCTCTGCCGCCGCAATTTTCTCTTGCTGGGCGGCCTGAACATCTGCGCTTCGCGATCGCTGAACAGCTTGCTGGGCTCGATAAACTTCTGCCCTTGAAGCTGCAACAGCAGACTGAGCTGCTTTATCCTGCGCAACAGCAAGTGCAACCTCTGACTTAGCGGCTGAAATTAGCGCACCTGTTGCACTCGTGGCGCTGGTTACAACTCCGCTTAGATAGCGTGCAAGCCCCACGCCAACTAGCGCCCCAGCCACTGTTGTTATTGTGGACATGTTGTCAGCAACGTCATTCAGTGTGCCGCTCACTGCTGATGAGGTAAAAGAATCAAGCGTCTGGGCAACATTATCCAATCCGCCAGACAACGCATCAGTAGCACCGGTAGCCTGGTTTACACCGCCAACCCAGGCCATGAATGAGTTAGTTACTTTTTGAAGGGACCCGGAAACCGTTTGTGGCATGCTGGCAAATTCGCCCTGCAACGCTCCTAACTGGCTCATTAAAGCTGGGACAACCTTATCAATCGTAAGCTGTCCCTGGTCAGCCATGCTCTTCAGGTCTTTGCGGGCTACACCCATTCCCGCAGCCAGAGCGCGGATTACCCGATCACCGGCTTCGTTAACGGCATTAAATTCTTCACCGCGAAGAACGCCTTGTGCGAGCGCCTGGCTGAACTGAGTGATAACAGAACTCGCCTCCTGAGTGTTAGCCCCAGAAAGTTTTAGGCCGGTAGAGACAGCTTCTGTAATTTTCAGAACTTCGTCAGAGCTATAGCCGTACTCGCGCATTGAGGCTGCTGCGCGGGAAAAAAGGTTTGCGTTATCTGAAAATGCCGTGCCGGTTCTTTGGCTGATTTCCATTAACTGACGCTGTGAAGCGGCAAAATCATCAGCAGAAGATGATGCCTGTTTGAGACGAGCGTTTACGGAGTTCCATTCATCAGCAATCTGCACAATTTTACCCGTTGCAAAGGCTGCCGTAGCTGCGGCGGCAGCCCTTCCAGCAGATGCAAATCCGGCGGTCAAATCAGAGAGCGCCCTTTCGCTCTCTCTGGCAGCAGCGGCGGCCTGCCGACCGCCATTCTGCATGGTGCGGTAATAATCCTGCCCCATTCGTGAGGCGCGGGAAATTTCCGTCTGGAAAGATTGAGAATTGGCGGAAATTTTGATTATTAATTCGCGTAAGGTTGCCATTTATCCAAACTCCAGACGTAAAAAAACCGCCGAAGCGGTTTTATTTTTATTGTTTCCAGACCTTTTGCCTGGCTTCTTCAAGGTATTCTTCATCGGTTTTAGCCGGAGGTGATTCGGCCATCAAATCACTGCCACAATGTTTACATTTAATGGCTGCGTTTTTGATTATTTCCGCACAGAACGGACACTTTTTCATACCCTCATTTTCAATTAAGTCTTTTTCTTCAGCTGCAACATCTTTTTTAATTACCAGCGAGTGTACAAAGGCAATAATAAACAGCAATGCACCATAAACCCACCAAGCAAAGAAAGAGCGGCCTTTGCTTTGAGCTATTAAGGCTGGAACTAAGCCTATTACAATTGAAACAAGTAAAATTTCCATTTTCTATCCCCAGAATTATTAGTGGCTAA